AGAGGTAAACAAGCTGAACGGCAAGAATGAGTACAGCGTACTGCTGCTGATCCCCAAGTCAGACGCAGAGACAATCGCTGGCATCAAGGAAGCCGCCAAGGCTGCGATCCAAGCCAAGTGGAACGGCAACGCTCCCAAGGGCTTGAAGAACCCTCTTAAAGATGGCGATACCGCCACCAAGCAAGATGGCTCCGCAATGGGTGATGAGTTCAAGGGTCATTGGTATCTGAGTACAAAGTGCGAGGCTATCAAGCACAAGCCGACTGTCATTGACAAGTCTGGCTCTGAGTTGTTTGACCCCGACTCAATCGTGTCTGGTGACTACATTCGTGTCAGCATGAACGCCTATGCCTACGACCAAGGTGTAAACCGTGGGGTTTCATTTGGCCTCAACAATGTGCAGCTTGTGAAGAAGGGTGAGCCTCTGGGCGGCACTCGTCAATCAGCGCACGATGAATTTGGCGTGACCAAGCGTGTGGCTGAAACAGCTACCGCTGGAGATGATTGGAACTAACCTAACAGGGGCTGGACAACCAGCCCCTTTTTTAACATGAAAAAAACCGCAACAGCATTGGCGCTAGAGGCCGTAGAAAAAGGCATGAGCATAGCCAAGGCCGCAGAAAAGTTTGGCATCGTGCGTCAGAGCATCTATCGGCTTAGAAGTTATCGCGGGGCAAAGCGTCAATGCCCAACTTGCGGTTCTTTGGTGAATGAAAACAAGTTAATGAAATGAAATGCCCAGAGTGCAACAAATGGACACAGGTTCTGGAAACACGGGAAAAAATGGATGGGACGGTAAGGAGGCGCTACCAATGCGCGAATCTGCACCGTTTCACTACCGAGGAAAAGCCGATTTCGGCAGTTGGAAGCGTGAAAATCTTGTTAGATTTGCCGAGGAAGCGGCAACCGAAATCGGAAGATTAGAGGGTGACATCAAGATGCTTCTTGAGCGAGTCAGACAACTAACCATTGAGGGTTACAAATGAAATTATTTAACGGAGAAACGTTTGATCCTGACCAAGACACAGACAGGCTATGGACACAATTAGTCAAGGTACGAAATGTCATGTTTGACGGCAACTGGCATCAACTTAAAGAGTTAGTAAGAGTCTGCGGAGGAACTGAAGCCTCAATTAGTGCGCGTATCAGAGACTTACGCAAAAAACGTTTTGGTAAGTACATAGTTGATCGGCGTAGAGTACGGGCAGGATTATGGGAGTATCGCTTGGAGTTGCCTAACAATGGAAAAACAAATGATTGAAGTACAACCACATTGCGAATACTACTTGTGCAACTTTCCGACAGGTGAGTGCCAAGGGATGTGTTTATCTGAACGCGAAAAAAGAAATGAATACATCCTTGACGAATATCGGTCTGGATTGGACAGCCCTCCATCTGATGAGGAAGAAACCGCATGAAAAAACCATTACCCTACCACACAGGGAAAGTCCAAATCGGACTCAACTATGTGCCGCCTAAACGCAACTACATGACCCATGAAGAAGAATTTTGGCAGAGCGTAATCCTCGGAGAGCGCCAGATCGAACGCTACTTGCTCAATATATGTTATTTGATGGGAGTCGTGGCATTTTTGATCATGATGTTGTTATGGGTGGCTCTATGATCGAATATTGGCCTGGAACAAATATCGTCAAGTCAAAGGGCAATGCCTTTGATTGGCGAAATCAAGATAAGACAGAACTTGACAAATGGATGACACATTTAGCCTATGTCAAACGCGGTGTTGAAAATGCCAGCAAGAAAGTTGACAGGGATGGTGGATTGTTCACGGCAGATAATGTTCTGTTCAAGATGAACATTCTGGCTTATAGCAGGGCAAAGAAAAGTTAACTTAAGACTTGAATTGCCTCAAGCGTATGCTTGATGCGGTCTTGGAGGCCGATAGTGCCTCCATTTATGATCTTTGTTAGCCTTGTCCAATCCTGATTTTGAGCGACTTCATTGCATTTATGGGTAGACCAGAACCATCCTGCGGTCAGCGCGGCATATTTAGGTGTCGCCACAAGGTCTGGATCTGCCCAAAAGTCAACTCCAAGAGCCTTGCCAGCATTGTAGTAGTTGCTGCTGCCGGTCAACTGGATACATCCCCTTCCAATAAACCTAGCGCCATCCCCTGATGCCTCATTGCGGTTGCCCATACGATCACAGTAAACCTTGTTGGCGATCTTACTAGGCTGCCCCGCGTACTGATTGGCAATCTCCAATGTGGGAAATCTCTTAGGCCACAGCTTCATCAGGGTTGCGGCGCGGTAGTTCAGGTTTTCTTTCAGCACTTTGAAATTGCCGCACTCATGCCCACATTGCCCGATAAATGCGCCCTGCTGGTTGATCGTGCTGATGTTAAATCTGGCAAATGTCTCATTCAGCGGGTCAACCCACTCAGCGCCAATGTGCAATCGCTGTAATTGCTCACTATTTACCATTTAGCGTCTCCCGCAGATTATTATAAGCATCAATACAGGCATTGAGTTGCTGTGTGTTCCTGTCGCCCTGGGCAACTATTTCCGCGATTGCTGCGAGGGTTGCTCGCTCGGAATCAGTAGCTTGGTCAGTCGGTCTGTCAGGTTCGCTTCTTGTTTCTTGCCGATCTCCGGCGGGAGGGGCGGGATTTGGGGCGGTTTGTACGCAACTGGCGGTCGGGAGGCGCACCCGACCAGCATTGATAGCGCGAGTAAGAGCAGACTGTTTTTGATTGATGACATCGTTAGCCTCCGATAATTTGCTTGCGGTCTGGTTGATTTGCTCGGTCAGTTTCTGTTCCTTCTGACGCGATTCCTCGTTCTTGATGGCAATCTCTGCCTGCATCTCGGCATCCCGCTGCGCCCATCCTTTGTGGTGGCCGACAAAATAGACCGTGACCGCTGTCACAATCGCGCCTAAAATGAGGTATGGATTAGGTAAACCAATCATGTCTCACTCCTTGCAGCCGCTCTCTCCTGTGCAATATCATCGCGTTCAGGCGGTAAGTAGTCAACAGGTGTCGTTGGCGGTGGGCCAGGAGTCCACGACTCATCTAGTGGCGGGTTCACCCAGACAGGAAGCTGGCCAAATGGTTGTGTCGCAGGTGCTGACGATTGACCGGCTGCAACTGGTGCTGGTGAACTTGCAGTCTGAGGTGCGCTTGGTGGATGTGATGGTGTGACCATATCGCTAACACTCTTGACCGCTCTCTTGGTCATGATGCCGCCGATACCGCCAACAATCAGCAGCACAATGTCGTTCAGCATCTTGGTGTAGGCCTGGTCAATCGGAGCCATTGATTTGATTGGCTGAGTCACAAAGGTGACTGAATACAGCAGCATTGCAACGATAAACACAAGCACAAGTGTGACCATGACCACCACAAATGCCCAGACCCTGACCTCGATTGCGTCAGGGGATAGGTAGTCTTTATTTGTTTTCAGCGGGTTGTTGTCCAACTTGCTTCTCCAAAATGGGGGCAACCAGGTATTCAGGACATTGTTGGCTAAACAAACAAGCTGGCTTTTGGCACTCTTGCTTGTAGAAGTTCTTGGGATTCTGGCAGGGATAGCGGTATCTATCCTCGCAGCCAGCAAGTATCAGGATAGTTGCAATCAGCAAGAATCTCATTTCACTAGACCAACAATTTTCTCAGCAATCGGGGCGGCCAACTCATCGGGCAGCTTTGGCAACAAGTCCAGCAACCAGATCGCACCGCATCCATAGCAAAACAATTTGAACCACTTGGCAAAGCCGTCCTGAATCTCTTTACACCACCACTTGCTCATCGCCTTGGAAATGCAGACAGCATTGAGTCAACTACACCAAGAATTATCAAGAACAGCGCCATCACTACTACACCAAATGCAATGATGATCTTGTTCATCTTCCGCAAACAGTAGCAGCCGAGCAAAAGGTAATCGCTTCATACGCAGCCCAAGCCAAGAAGATGCCAGCCACAATCGCTACGCCAACTCCAAGGATGATCTCGTTGAGTTCCTGCTCACGCCGCTTGCGCCTTGCCTCTGCAACCGCATCCTTTTGCAACTGCTCGGCATTAGCGGCATCCATATCTGAGGCGCGTTTCTTGATGGATTGCCAGATGTCCATGTTGTTGGTAGAGAAGAACAAGTTCTGAAGTTCCTGCTCGAAATCGCGTTGTGCCTTGAGTGCTAGTTCAATCTCAATTGCCTTGCCCATTGATGACCCGCCTTGCTTCTTAGCCTGCGCGACTGCTTTGGTGGCGGTATGTTTTGCTTCGAAGTATTTCCCGATCATCGGCCCCAGGCTGGCAACATCGTCCACAGTCTTACTTGCCTTTTTGATTAAGGCAACTGCAGACTGTACTGCGGCTAGGGCTGAGACCGGATCGATCATATGCCAATCACTTTCTTGACGAACATTGCCGCCACTCCAGGGCCAAGAAACACCGCAGCAATGGTGATGTATAGCAGTATTTCAATTCGACTCATGCGCTTGCTGCCGTCATCAAGCCGCCGCTCAATGGCTTCATAGCGTTTGGCGCAGACTGCCTCATGCACCGACAGGCGGGTGTCAAGGGATTCATCACTCACTTGGGATACCTATCCTTAACTGCCTGAATGGTTGCCTTCCAAGCATCAATGCCCTCATGGTAGATTTGGTCTAGCTGGTCAGCAATTGATGGGTATGCCATTGCTCGTTGATACTTGTATGCTTCAGGGTCAACCCAAGCGTTAACAGCGTCCATGTCAATAGTGACTTTGTTGCCGTCTTTATCAAATGCACCAGTACCGTCATCAATAGTGACAACATTTGGATAAAGAGCATAAATTGCTTTGTGGTTCATGCTGCAATCTCCATAACAGTAATTGATGATACAGATGTTGCATCTGCATTGTCGCCTCTACGATTGATTACAAATGAATTTCCATCAGTTCTGCCTTGTAATTTATATGTTGTTGATGATGTTGTTGCTGGCGAATCCAAAAAAATAATACAGCCTTGTAATGATGTAGATGAACTAGCAGTATTTAATTGAACAGAAGATGGTGCAGTTCCGCCTGACGGTTGAGCAATATTGGTAGAATCTCTGACAAGATTATATCTAGGGCTGTTTGCTCCAGTAGCGGCTGACAAAAATTGAACAAGAACAAGAATTTTGCTAGATGAGCTTGTTGGGGTGATTGAAACAGATAAACCAGTAATATCAATAAATGATTGAGATGAACTTGAAAAAGTATCATTTTTGAATGTGTTCACCACTTGCAACACGCTCCCGGTAGGCAACGCTGCTTTTGGTACACCTGCCGTTGTTATTACGGTTCCTGTTTGGTCAGGCAGCGTTAGCGTCTGATTGCTGTTGCTATTCGGCGCGGCAATGGTGAATGTGCCTGTGCCGCTGGCGTTACCCTGTATGGATACTTTGCTCATGGTAGGTTCCTCATAAATTCTTGAGCCGCCTCTGCGGTCATCTCGTTACCATCTGCGTCTTGCAGGGGCTTGCCTTCAGCAATGTCTTTTTTGAAGGTTTGGTAGTCTGTGTTTGCGGGGTCGAAGGGGATGCAAGCACCATCGGTTGTGCGGATTACACAAGATGGTTCTGTTCCCCTAATAATCATAAGTTTATATGTATACATTTATAACTCCGCAGATGCCGCAAAATAGCCTGATGTGTTATTGTTTGAAGAAAAGTTTGCCCCATAACCTACTGTCATTGGCCCAGCATTTGACAAACGAGCAAAGACAACATTTGGTGTACTACCAGCATCGCCAATACCTGTAACAGAATACAATGTTCCGCCTACTTGGATTACAGTCGTTGATTGTGATATGGTTGGAGTTGATCGCATACTTACTTTTAATGGAATTGATATATCTGCTTGTGTTGATGTAAACACCATCCCCGAACCCATCATTCCATAGAGCGCAGTCCCAACAAAAGAATTTCCGTTAATCTGATAATAGTAACGCTGACACAAAGCCAACTCAGTCCCATAAGGTCTGTAATCAAAAGATGTTGCGGTACTGCCTTTTTCAAGCTGAACACCTGTGATGTAGAAGGTTGCGCCATTTGTTGCCAAAAGGTTTGCTTGTGCGCTTGTTGTTCTATTGTTTGTAGTGCCCCAAGAACCTGCCGTGCCTTGATAATTTGAACCAGCCATTACAGTAAACGCTATTCCTAGTCCTCGGCTGTTATCAGTAAGCCAAGTTCCGCTTGTGTCTACTGGAATAGTTACTGTTTTTTGTTCCCATGTACTTGCAGAATTGACGGTATAGGTTGAAACATAGACGCGACTTGAATCTGAGTTTCTAAATGAAACGCCATATGTACCTGTTTGACTAGAGTTCACCCAAAATGAACAAGTAAAATAATTAGAATTAGAAGTGCCAAATCCCATATCAGCAATGTTGTAGCCTTCAATCCACTGCCTAAAATCAATTAAATCTGTAGCACCTACAGCGGCATCTGCGCTTGTAACAGTAATTTTTAACGAATACGTAAAACCAGCAGGGGCAGTAGTATTTTGAGCAAAAGAAACCGAACCAGAAGTGCTAATGTTATCTACTTGCCAGCGGTCTGTTACAAAAGTTGAACCTGTTGTTACTGTTGCATTTCTTTGATTGATTACTTGCGCACCATTGATGATGCGGTTTTTGAAGCCAAACCCTGTTGCTGCTGTGGCTTGTGTGCTGTTGTCGGGGAAGGTTAGCCCCGAAGTGCCTGAGAATGATATGGTCATGGCTGTTGCTCCAATGCCTCAATGCGGGCTGTGAGTGATGCGATTGTTTCGGCTTGTGTGTCGTTTATTGCTTTTAGTTCTTGGATTGCTTTTAACAACATGAACGGCAACACGCTTACTTTAAGTTGTTTGTAGATTGTTGTATCTTCATCTGAAATTTGACCGATATCGTCTTGAACTAAACCAGCGAACACTTCTTCAACATCTTGTGCAATTAGTCCAAGTTCTTTTGGCGTTCCATCTGCGTCATTTTTCCAGTTGTATTTAACAACACGCAATCTAGCCAAGTCTTCAAGATAACCATCACGGGTTGATTCAATGTTTTTCTTTAAACGCCGGTCAGATGAAAATGTTGTTGTGCCATTTCCCCATAAATACCAGTTTCCAACACCACTTGTATTGCCTTGAAAATGGTACGTGCTTGTGTTGTTTCCATTAGATTGAATTGAACTAAAAATACTGCTATAACCGCTAGTATTAGTTCCATTTACAAACTGAGCAACCCTAGTTCCACCACTAACTACATCTAGTTTATAACTAGGTTGTGTACCAATCCCCACGTTACCGCTGGAGTCAATACGCATACGCTCAACAGGTGCTAAGGCATTTGGCTTGGTTGAAATTGCAAAATAGCCAGCAGAATTATCGCTAGTAGAATTTTCTTTTGCGCCTTTTAAGACTGCGAAATTACTTGCGTCTGTTGTAAGACCTGTATTTCTAATGCGTCCACCAAGGGCAATAGTTGCTCCTACATCAGCCCCAATTGCTGTATTTGATTGAACAGTCAGAATACCAAGACCAGATGTAATTGTTTGATTTGCGCCAGTGATAATTGCTTCTTGAGGTGCATCACCAGATGTATTTTCTGTTCCATTGGTAACGCTTAACTTTGCTCTTGGCGAACTCGTCCCAATCCCCACATTTTGAGAACTATTTATATACACCGCATTGGTGCTATTGGTAGCAATGCCTACCGAGTTTGCAGCAGGGAGATATACCCCATTGGTGGGGACAGTTGAGCCTGTTGGTTCCACATCCGGTGTGGAGATGCCGTTTGTGCCGTCTAATGTGATTGCCATGTTTGTTCCTTAAACGATAGTCCACACCGAACCTGTCGGGACGGTGACGGTGACGCCGGAGTTAATGGACACCGGGCCAAATGTGCCTGCGTTCTTACCGCTGGTAATTGTATAACTTGAGGTAACGGTTTGTCCATTTTCAAAGAAAATCTCATTGCCACCTGCTCCAGTAGCCCCGCCGCCAACTGACCCCCAATTATTTGCCACATAAGCCTCAACCTTTGAGGTATCGCTGTTGTAGCGTATATAGCCATTTACGGGGCTACCGTCCCGCTGCGCCGTTGTACCACTTGGCAATACGGCAGAGCCTGTTGTAGCCGTATATCCAACTGCACTTAGATTAGACCTAGCACCAGAAGCTGTATTTGATCCAGTACCACCCTCTGTGACCTGCACCTGATCGCCGCTGAGACTGAAGGCTCCAGAGGCTGAAAGGGTTGTGAACGCTCCAGCGGCGGCTGTTGTCGTACCAACAGGCCCATTAAACGAATCCCCAGCAGAGCCAGTTTGAAAGTCCTTGAGTTGAGACATCAACTCCCGGATGGCATCATTGATGCCACTTGGCGCACATCCCTCGGCAATGTTAATACCGTCAATGTCGGTATTGTTACCGGGGGTTGCTGAAAACTCCGAAATCTTAGTCTTTGCCATGTTTTACTCCGTCAAACCGAAAGTTGCGCCATAGCCCAATGCCATAGCCTTTTTCTGAAGTTCTTTGCTGATAGGCTCAATCGAAACAGTAGAAGCCTTGCCCATCAGTCTGGATGCCAATTTGGGATCAAGCATTGCATCAACAATCAACTCCCTAATTGCATCGTCAGTTCCGTTATAAAGCCAATTCATTGGAGCCATCATTTTTGAAAAAGCAGGCGGCACATCGCCATAAATCTGCTTTCCAATGATTCCACCAATGATATTAGCGGTACTCATGTTTTTGAATGTATCAGAGCCCGGAACTTTAACCCCTCTAGCCAAAACACCAGCATCAAGATCAGAAGCAACTTTCTTCAAAACTGCAAGTTGAGTTTTTGAAAGTTTTGTTTCTGTTTCTGCTGCACGAATGGCGCGAGTAAAAGAAGGCTGAGAAATAAGGAAGTCGCCAACCCTAGATGGATCAGGAGTCGTAGAAAGAACTTTTCCGCGAAATTCTTGAGCAGCCTCCATGCGTTCAATACCTTTGCTGGATTGAGCATATTTGCGAAGATACTCTTTATATCCCGGCGCAGCCGATTCAATGGTGTCATCAACTGATTTGATAACTTGCTCAAGCTGACCTTTTGCCAAGCTGTAAGCAGCGCCTTCTTTGTCTAACAAACCTTGAGCAGCATCACGAAGGTCTTTGCGAACCTCATACAAACGCTGTGGCGTTGTGCCTTCAGCAAGTTGATCTTTTGCCCAATTCATGGTTTTTTTGACCGTACCACGCGCACCAGCATCTGAAGCCAAGATGTCATCAATAGTTTTATTGACGTTAAGAGTTACGGCAGATTGGAATGTTTCTGGACTAACCGCAGACTTGGCAAATGCTTCTTCACGCAAAGGCTGAGTAACTTCAGTACGTTTTTTGATGGCTGCGTCAATTGCGTCTTTGTCTTTTGCCAAGCGATCAAGAATCGCCATTCGAGCCTGATTTGCTTCACCAATTTGTTTGCCAAACTTACCAGTTACATCCAAAGCACGAATAGGAGTCTCGGCAGCAATTAAGCCAATGTCGCGTGTTGCTTGTGCAGTTGTTGGAGCATAACCAGAAATTGCAGGACGATACTCAGCGCCAGTTTCTATTGCTTTAGCAGCGTCTGTTGCTAGATTACGCAAAACATTTCCAGTAATTACCTCACGCCCTTCTTTAGTAAAAGGACGGACAACTTCTTTAGCGCCACGTGCGACAACAGGGCCAAGAGAGGTGGTAGAACCTCCACCAATTGATCCAATAATCCCTGCGCCCATTTGCCCCATTGGGCCTACATCAGATTCACGTGCATACCCAGAAGCCAAAGCGCCAGCAGTACCGGCAGCGGCTTGAGTGCCGATATTTTCAGCAAAGAATTTCTGTGCGGCGGTAGGTAGAACTTTTGCCAAAGCAGCAGGGCCAGCAATCCCAGACATTGCGCTTCCAATATCTTGCACAATTCTTTCTTGTGGTGTTTTAGGCTCTGGCACTCCCAATTTAGTCAAAAGACGCTGTAACTGACCTGTCTGACTTGGTTGACCTGTAATAGCAGCCAAAGGCTCTGCCAACATTGCAGGAATTGAACTAATGCCAGTAATTCCAATTCTTGCAGTCAAACCAAGTTGTCGCAATAAATCACCAGCACTACCAACGCCCATTGTTGGCATTTCTGGTGGAGTCATGGCTTCCTGAATAATCTGACGCTTAGTTTTCTTTGGTGCTGGTTCAGTAGTTCCAGCAATCAATTGCAAGCCTGCATCTGACATAGATGCCATGTCGTTATTAGCAAGAGCCTCAAGGTCTTGATTTGACAGCTTAGACAAGTCCATTATTTGCCTTTCTTACGTCTTTCAAGTTCTGCTCTAGCTTGACTTGCAAGATCAACTCCAGCGGGTGGAGTTGGTTCACTAAGAAACTCATCCAATGGATTAAGTAGAAAACCACTTACCCCGCCAAGTGTTTTAGATATGCTTACATAAGGCGCTTTTTGTGCTTCAAGATTTATAGCTTTTTGCCGAACAATGTTTTCTGCAACTTTCAAAAGATTATTACGCTCTGTTGGCAAAAGGTCAGAGCCTGTATTCAATACGCGCTCCGCATACGCTTTTAATGTATCTGGGATATTTCTATTTCCAAGAATTGTCCTTTTATCGCCTTCTTGAACAGCACCAGATGGATCATAAATCTTACCGATTGCATATATCAAGGCTCCATCGGCGGCTTTGTTACCAGCGTTGCCTTGTTCAACAGCAACTTTGGCTGCCTTAAATCTATCTGCAACTTCCATTGCGCCTACGTCTTTAACAACGTTGCGCCAATCATTAAGAATTTTAGATTGTGCTTGTGCTACTGCCGTAGGGTCTTTGAGATCAACAGCTAATTTAGGCGCACTAGCGGTACGTTTAGCAATTTCAAAATCTTGAAATGTTCCTTTATACCCTTGATCTACGGCAAATTTGTACTCAGCAATTGCGCTAGGTGTGGGTTCGCGTTTTGGCAATCCAGCGGCGATTTGACGAACTTGACCATCAAGACCACGCTCAAATTGCTGTGCGCCTTCAGCCAATGTAAATGTTTCTGGTCGCATTGCCTTCTGTGCTGTCATCAAGTCGCCAAGTGTCTTACGCCCCTCTGGGCTTGCCATCAACGCCGGAGCAATGGCTTGAATATCAATCCTTGGAGCAACTGCCGCACGACCAGCAATTGCTTCAACAGCATTGGGCATCAAGTTGCCTTCATCATCACGAACAGGCATTTGTGTAGCAGCGCCATAGAACTGCGCTGGCTGCGCTGCAACTTCTTGCTGACCGGGAATGTAAGCCCTAGCAATAGCCCGATCAATCATTTGCTGACGCGCAAGAGCCTCTTGCTCAAGTTTGCGCTTACGCAGCAAATCCTCGACCTGTACGCCCTGCAATTGCTCCTGCATCTTGCCGAGCATTGCTTCCTTGTAAGCCTGTTGACCCTGCTGCAATCCTTTTACAATCGACAAGCCGGGATGCCCACCAGACAGCAATGAGCCTGCTAGTGCGTACAAAGCATTTGCCTGCGCCTCATCACGCGCAGCCTGAATATCGCCACCAAGCAGCCCCAAGGTCTGAGTGCCGCCTGTACCAAAAATATCAAGTAATCCTGCCATGTCTTAATCTCCCCAAGACCAAAAGCCTGATCCGTATGGGTCTGCTAAATTTGCTTGATTAACTGGGTATATAGGAACACTAGGGCTACCACCAAGCCAATTGCTTGCTTGATTCCATAGATTGCCTATTCCGGTAGAACCGCCAAGGTTCTTATACAAGCCGCCAAGCGTTGCTGCTGTACCGAGAACATTTTGCAGGGTGGATGTGTCTGCATACCCGCTTTGGCTCACAGACTTCAAGTTAGCCATCGGGTTGCCGTACACGGATGACAAGAAAGCCGACAGGTTTTGCTGCGGTAGGTTCTGCATATAGTTGTAGCGCGCAATGTCGGATGCCAGTTGTTGTCCGGTATAGCCCTCACGCGCCTGACCAGCGGCAAGCAGGTTCTGGATGTCCTGATAGTCAGCCTGAGACATTTGTGGAGCAGCCATTGTTGCCGCTTGCTGCAAACCACGCTCCTGAGCGTAATTTTGATAAGCCAATTGACCAGCGGTGTTAGCAAGCTGCTGGGCAAGCTGATTGGATGCCTGACCCTGCAAACGCTCCATAGCGCCAGAGCCGTAGCGTCCTGCGCGAGATGCGGCACTTGTCACATCGCCAATTGCCTTGTTAAATTGAGCAGTTGCCGCTTGTGCGGCAGGGGCAAATGCACCCTGAAAGAATGGATTGCCGCCAAGAAATTGACCGCCAATTGTTCCAGCCAATTGACCTTGAGCAAGACCAAGTAAGGGATTACCCTGCATTGCGCGTTGCTCAAGCGCCTGCAAACCAGTTTGTGTGGTTTGTGATGGCGAAACGTAGGTTTGACCGGGGTAATATTGCGGCCCACCCGTCTGGTACAGGCGCTGCGCCTCACCCAAGCCATAGCTTAAAAACGGCTGGATTGTTGGGTCTATGGATGTGGTGGTTGTGACCGCCATGTTTAACTCCTAAAAGTTAGTTGGATTCCATGACGGTTGATCCGCTGGAACACATTATAAATAAGTTTTTAGCCGATGACAACATAGGCGTAAGTCTTGTCAGCCGTACTGTTGGCGTAATGAGTAATGGTAGCCTGCCCCTTGCTTTTGTCGCTTACATAGACATTTGAATAAGCCATCGGAGCAATATACTGAATTGACAATATTGCGGCAGGGATGGCAGGCCTTGGGACACTAACATCTGCCGCATAAGTTTCAAGCGTTACTGTTGTATTTGACACATCGCCAGCCAATTCAACATAATCATTTGCGTCTAATTCAAGAAATATGCTCATATAGCCAATAATTGAACTAGGTGATCCGGTTGACTTCCTTGGCGGCAAACCAAACCTTGAGCCAGAATTGACTACATCTGTGCCATTTACCCTGTACCATACTTCCGCATATTCATGGTCATTGTTAGAATTTTGCAACTGCAATGAAAACATAATGTTATATGTTCCTGCATTTCTAACATTTATTCTGGTTGTATTAGAAAGATATACACCATTAGATAAATCAGTCGTATCCCATTGAACAACCGCAGCGGTATTTGCGCTGGGGGCTGTTTGACTTGAATTGTTGGAAAATTGACCGTATGGCGCTGAATCAACTTCAGCGGCATCAGACCAAGGGATCAATATAATCTTTGAGTCTGGGCTGATGCGCTCATCATAAATAATCGTAGATGTAGCGTTTCCTGTGTTAAGCGTGACTGTTCCATGATTGTTGGTCTTGCCGTTCATAACCCCATTAACGACCTCTGAGATCGCTCTTGGATCACCGCCAAAGACAGGTAAAACGCGAAACATTATCTAACGCCCTGCTGAATAATATCAATATCAACGGCAACAGCAGTTTTCCAGTTTGCGCCTGTTGGTGTAATGTTCAGCCTGTGGTAATTTCCATTTGACCGCAATGAAATTCTGTTTTCAGAATTTGCGGCAACTGATGTATTAAACACAATATCCTGACTTAGCAATGTGCGGCTTGCTGTTGCTACGCTTGCTGATCCATTGTCAACCTGCGGTCTTGCAAGAGTAATCACGGAGCGATAGCCAGCCGTGATGTCTCCGGTAATGATTTCACCAGTAGCTGGTTGACCGTTAAAAGTTACAACATAAGCGCCATTTGTGCCGCCTAAAAAGTATTTGCCGCCCATGTAAAGGATGGAGTCAAGGCTGACAGAAAGGGCATCAATGCTGGCAGAAATATCGTCTAATTCTTCAAGATTGGTAGCTGCGGTAGAGGCATCAGAAATGTAGTCTGAATTTGCATCGCCATAAGTCCACTTTTGCGTTTTGAAGTTATAGATTAACAGCTTACGTTGTGCAAATGTGTCCTTAAAATTCCAAATAACCAATTTCCTTACAGGATCAATTGCTGCGCTCATTAAATCAAATGCGCTTTCATCGGCTACCGAATAAAACCAGCGATCTACTTTCTCAGCGCCGATTGCTGTAACATTTTGTCCATCGCAGGCATAGAACCCGTCATCCGACAAGAAAAATGTCACGCCTTGGGTTTGGGCAATTGATCCAGCAGAGACACATCCCTTGCCGCGAGAAATGTTGTCAAACTGAAACACGAATGGCGTACCAATGTAAGACATTCGATAAATGGCTTTTTCAAGCAATATCAAGCCAAATTCGCCGCCACGAATCCCAACGATATGACCGCCATCCGGGATGTCTTGATGGTCTGCTTGAGATGTTGCGCTAGGAGTCCAGTTTGTCTCATCGTTGATGTCAGACCAACGGACTCGCGTTGGATAGGTTGTTCCTGATTCTTTAGTAAATGCGGCAACAACAAAGTCACGAACAACTGTCACATACTTTGAGAGTGGAGCAGATGCTGAGAGGTCTGCAAATAGTGTAGACGTTCCAAGTGTGTACGACTGAATTGCGTCACTAAAGTTAGTGCCAATGATTACATCGCCAAATTGAGTAAAACGAAATCTGTCTAAATTTATGTTTGGAGTGTAACCACCAGACTTTGAAACATCTGTCAAAACACCAACGCCGGAAACATCATAAATCTTTGTTGACCCAGCGGCAAATAGCTTTGTATCGCTATCAGGAGTTTTCCCAGCCACAAGTGTAGTTAAATTTTCTGAAGCAGCATCAGAAAATGTTGCAGCGGTAGGCAATGGCCCATACCCCACAGCTTGAGACACTACATTTTTAGCGTCCATCAATGCGCCTGTGATCCCCGGCTGGTCAGGCATCCATTCACCAAATGTTATGCGTTGAGTTGCCATGAGTTACTTCCATTCGATTGAGTAGTCCATGTGTTTGAGGTAAACACCTCATCATCCCAATCATTGACTGAAGATGATTGCTCTGACCAGCTATTTACAGATTCAGATATTGGAGTCCATGAATTGCTGTTTGCTGGAACATCAATCCAGCTATGACCATTTGAGGCATCGCAAGAAATGATTGCGTAGCAATTAACATTGGCGTAACCTCCATAAATTACATTGCAAGCAGCCTCAAAATAGGCATCCGCAACAAAGCTGCATGATCCATCTGCAATGATGCCGCCTAGCGCAGTAAATGATGCGCTTGCGCTGATTGAGGCATCAGCCATTGCGACTCTAATTGCTTCAGCCGATACGGTTGCGCTTGCCGTAATTGACGCAGTAGCGTCAGCAATGATGCCGCCAAGACACTCAACAGAAGCATCTGCCGTGATAGCTGCATCGGCAAATTGAACTCTTGTCCCGGCGCAGGTTACAGACGCAGAGGCATAAACATCTGCCGCAGCGTTTTGAACTCTGATCGCATCACAGGTTACAGATGCAGATGCGTCTACCTGAGCATCACCGTACTGAACCCTTATTCCTTCAGCCGATACAGTTGCGCTTGCCGTAATTGATGCGCTTGCGTACTGGACTCTTGTTGCGTCTGCCGTAACAGACGCTGATGCCTGAATGTCTGCACTTGCGTATTGGACTCTTGTTGCGTCTGCCGTAACAGACGCTGATGCGCTTACAGACCCGTAGGCATCCCAAAGAGTTACTGATGTCTGGTATAGGCTGCTATCAAGCGTGAGCGTAAGATCATCAATGCTCGACTTTAATTGGTCGAGCGAATCTATCGTCCACGGAGGCAGCAGATCAGCCATTACGCCAGAGTTACGCTAAGTGAGCCTGCGGCTACTCGAAACACATCACCAGTTGCAATTGTCTTTGAGGCATCTAGTGGGGTATGAAACAACAGATTCCCCGCGCTGGATGCGTCACGGATTCCAACGTAGGCAACTGTCCCCCATGAGCCTGTCGCCTGCGGGAACTCAATTGCCGCGCTGTTAGTAGTTACCCCATTTGACGGAGCGCCAAAGGTTATTGCTTGACGGGCATAAGCGTTTCCGCTGACCTCTGTGCCAGAATCAGCATCAGTTGGGTCTGTGGTGTATAGCGCCAGATATACGTTAGCTGGGCTGGTATAGCTAGTGTTACGCAAGACTGCGTTTACAAGAGCATTTTCCAAGTAGTTCGACATTTCAGACATATTTACCTCACCGTGGTTGTCATCACCAGCGGAACTCCAGAATACTGACCCTGCTGGTCTGATGTGGTTAAAGAATTTTTAGCGCGATCAAACATGGTTCCCCATGTATTGATTCTGGCATCGTTCATCAAGTAAGGCTCTGCCTCAATCAATGAACCGTATAGCATCAAGTCTGGGCAGTTAGCCAAAAATGCGTTTGATGTGTTTGAACTGCTTAAAAACGCTGGCGCTGCGTAGTACAACAGCTTTACCGTATAAGCGCCGTCAGGGATTGGGGCAAGCTGGAAGTCGTTTGAGAGAATTGTGTAATCAATCGGCTTGCCTGCCTCTGCCACCCTAGAATTGCGGTTAAACAATGATGGGGATTGGTAATTCAACGGTTGCACAGGGTTGCCGACAACGATGAAATCCCTAGCCTCAAGAAAGTCAGATGGCAATTCAACTGTGTCATCGCTTGCCGTGGTTGCAGTCGTAACGCTCTTGAGCATCTGACGAATACGCAAGTCTCGTCGCAAACGCACCTCACAAAGACGGATAAAGTCAGGAATTTGCGTAGTTAAATCAGAACGCGCAAGGTATCCTGCTATTGCGTCCTGCAAATCAGAGTAGCTTGTAAAACTCATTAGACAACTCCCGGCCTTGTACGGAACACGCGATTATCTGGATCATTCATCCAAGAAACAAACCGCTTTTGGTCAATAACAGCAAAGCCGCGCATGATGCCTGCTTTGTTTAGATCGTCAATAACCGTGAATGGAATTGACGCAACTTTATTGCCGTAAACATCGTCAGACCACCTAGCCCGTTCATCGTATGAATTAAATTCACGCTTATTGGCTTCAATAATCCCAGAAACATCTTGAGTGGTTTGAATAATCAAACCGCCATCCCCATCAGCGTGGGCAATAGTTTTGCGGAAATTATTGGTGTTCATGCCTTAAATTTTATCAGTATTGGCTAGAAGAAAAAAGCCCCGACCTTTTGAGCCGAGGCTTTTTTCATTCCATTGTCGATTACGACAGGTCAGCAATAATGCCGTGTGCGGCTTCGTTCTTGACCTCAAGGGTCAACTCAGCCAGCAGTTGGGTCATCTCGCTGTCACCAGTTTTCGCCAGTTCGTTGGTCGAAAATGGGCGCAGATAGGCAACCGCAGCCATGTCAGGATCAACCACAAAGGCAGTCTCATTGCCGCTGTTGGTGCTGTTCATAAAGCGGTTAGGAACGACAGAAATCGTGCCGAAATCGCTCAAATAAACATCAGCAGCGCCGATGATGGTGGTGGGTTCATTGGACGGAGCCATATAACGCTGTGCTGCGATACCAGCAAAAGCGGAAACGGTCTGCTTGTGACCCGGATTCACCATCAGCACCTTGGGAGAGCCGCCGGACTCATAGACCTCTTTTACAACGGTCTTGAGGGTAGCTTCGTCAAAGGTGCGGTTCGTTCCGTTGGTTCGTGCGGTAGTGCCGGAAGCGCCAGCGGAGCCGCCGGAGCCAAAGTCACCGTTAGAAGCCAGCCATGCCTGCAAGCCGCCAAGAGTGCGGGCAGTAGAACTGTTACCGTTGGAAGCAACTTGGTTGCTCAACAGGGTCAGTTCGATGTCGCGCTTGATCTCGGCAGATGCCTTAGCCAACTGGTAGGCCTTTTCCGACTTACGGCCTGCCTTGTCAACGGCTTCCAGAGTGCCAGAAATCTTGATGGTTTTCTGGAAAATCTGGGTACGGTTGCCAACGCGGGTGGTGGGCGACATGGTAGCGTCAGAGG